AGGAATACCCAACCGTATCCAAAATGAATATGGTGCACCCGATGTGTTAATGTCAATAATTGAATTAAACGTTTCATAATCATTCCCCCTAATCAATAAAAATTCAGTTCAAGTGCGTTAGTTGTATACCCATCACGATACCGTTGCAGCGCTTGCTTCAGTCCTTCCTGATCATCAGTCTTCCGCTCCAGCGCGTCGGCGACAGCCAGATCAACTGTATCACTGCATAGGATTCTGATGATTGATACGGGGTGCTTTTGCCCCTGGCGGTCCAGGCGTCCGATCATCTGCTCATATAGCTCCAACGACCACGGCAGACCGAACCAAGCTAAGATGCTGCCACTGTCCTGTAATCCGTCAATCCCGTGAGACATCGAAGCGGCGTGACCCACCATCAACTTGATGCGACCCTCATTCCATTTGTCAATGACTGACTCGGTGAGTCTGGATGCAGTGGTGGTCAGGTTCACAGGCTTGAGAGTCTTGAACCGTTTCATGATCCTGACGGCATCTGCTTTGAACGTGTAGCTGCACAGTACCGGCGCCCCGGCAGCCTCTTCTAGCACATCCTCAAGTGCGTCAAGTTTCGCATCATGTACCGCTTCGAACTCAGGCAGGCCAGCGTTGATGTAAGGAGACCCATTGCAGAATTGTAAACATTTATTCGATACCGCCGCACGACTAAACACTTCGATCTCTTTACCGCTGTCGAGTTCGGCAAACATATTTTTTTCAACTTCATCGTATGCTTTGCGTGCGGCTGCCGGTAGTTCAACCATGACGTTGGTGACCTTCGAGTCAGGCACGTCTAAGTAATCTCGAGCATTCATCTTGATAGTGATATCGCTGATCTTATGCTCGATCCACTGCTTACCCATTTTAGTCGGCGTGTACTTCCATCCGTTGTAATCTGATGCGAAGTAGTTATCTTTGAACGTTGTGACGTATGGTCCCAACCTCTCACCGTTATCGACTGCCAGGTACTGACCATGCAGATCCAGATACCCATTCGACGCAGGGGTACCGGTGAGCCCTGTGCGGTACTTAAAGTGCGGTATCATCTTGCGCCAGCCGGTGACTTTGATCTTGACTATATCACCGCGCCCGTCTTTTCGATCACGGTTACCGCCAGCCATACGCAGTGATGTGCTGTTCTTTAATTTGCTGATCTCGTCGTATACCACCATCTGAAATGGTAACGGTTTACCCTGAGAGATGTAGTAGTGATCCAGTTCCTGCGCCAACCATGTCATGTTCTCATAGTTGATCAGATAGATGTCAGCATCGGCGAACAGTGCGCGTGAGCGCTGCTGCTTGGTGCCGTGCACGACGCTGAACCGCAGGTACCGGGTGTGCTCCCACTTGCGCGCCTCACGCGCCCATACCGATTGGATCACTCGCAGTGGTCCGAAGATCAGAGTTTTCTCAACCTGACCGGCTCGCATCCTGTCGATGATAGTGGTGAGTGTGACGGGGGTCTTGCCCAAACCCATACCTAACCACAGCATTGAATCAGCGTGTGTCAGTTGGTGAATGACATTCTCGCGTTGATACTGATGCAGGTCTGCGGGGGTGAGGAGTGTCACTTTATCCACTCGATAAATTCATCAACCTCAGCGTGACCATAGACCGTTGTAACGTTGGCACCCGCTTTGTGCAGTCGATCGTGTTCACGCAGTTGTGCGAAGCTGAGCCTGCCATCGATGGTCTTTACTTCAACGAACCACACCGAACCTCGTACAATCGCGATACGATCAGGTACACCGTCGCGACCAGGGCTGACCCATTTACGAGTGATGCCGCCGATCAGTTCAACCTGTTCGTTGAGATAGGTCTCGACTTTGTTCTCACGTTTACCCATTATCTTCTTTTTCCTTCACTTCAACAAAATGAACAACTATATTTTCCCCTCTATAGTTTCGAACATCACCGCAAACATCTACCACAGTCCAACATTTACCGTCGATACTTTTCCAAAATTCAATGGTGTCTTCATTATAGTTGTGGATTATCGGGTTGAGCATGTCCCAATCAACATAATAATGCAGCGTTGACCCTATTGGTGGCATGTAATCAATATCGAATAAATTAGTTCCTTCATCATCAACCACCGTAAAATTTATATCACTCATCTTCAGACCCTCTGTATCATATGCAGTTTTCAGTTCTTCGTTTGTCATCACATTAACCCTTCGTGTATCGCTTCGTCAGGAAGCCCGCCGCACCTATCCACATATCTTGCGCCCACTCAGGCTGCTTAGTCATGCAGTGTTCTAGCCGGTCCAATGCCATCTGCGCGAATTTGTCAGGAACCTCAACGGCGATCTCGTCGTGGACGTGGAGGATCACGGGGAGCCCTTCTTCTGTTGCGTTTGTAATGCCGTTCCATAGAAGGTCGCCTGCGATACTCTGCACAATATTCTCCGTCACACCGCCAGCGTGGGCACTTATCTCAACCCATTGGTTTTTATCATTCATGCCCATGTAACAAAAGTTATCTACGGTGGCAGGCTTTGCCGGGGTGGACCACGGCGCGTCTTTTGTTTTTACTGTGGGGCGGAAGTAACTCAGTGCTCTTCCACTGGGGAGCCAGATGCGCAAGAAGTCTTGATCTCGTTCAATGCGAAGTCGATACCCTTCATACGAGCCGCCTATCATCGTGACGTATTTCACCGCGCCGTAGACCCAGTTCCAAAATTTGGGGATCTCAGGGTACATGTTTCGAAAGGTATCGACCGCCAGTTTCGCTTGACGTTCGGACATCTCCACCCCATATCCGTCTGCGTAGGCCATTAGCCCCCTCCACCCGAGCATGAAGCCACACCCCAGCACCGGGGGCTTGCTGAACCCACGTTGCTCTTTGGTGACTTCTTCATACTTGATGTTGTAGTATTTTGAAGCAAACATTTTGTAGGAATCTTTGCCTTCTCTGAATGTCTGGTCTATGTGGGGGCAGTCTGCGACCCACCCCAAAACGACAGACTCTACCGAGGACAGATCACATACCGCGAACGTATGCCCGGGGGATGCACTGATGGCGTGTCGGATCGCTCCGCCTAATACTTCTGATACTGAAGGTTCGTAGAGTATCTTTAAGAATTGGGGGTCTGCAAACTTGATCGCATCCACCAAGTTGGGGATTTCACTCACGCTGGCAAAAGGTCGTTTGAGATTTTGCAATTGTATGATTCTGCCCCCCACCCGGTCAGTCCGTGACGCGCCCTTGTACTGAAACATCCCCCGCGCACGGGAGGATTCCCCCGTCGCGTTTATAATAGCAGTATATTTTGAGGTAGCTTTGCCCTCTTTCTGCATCCACAAGGATATGTGTGGGCGTATCTCTTCCGGCAAATCTCCTTTGAGTAAAAGAGACTCAAGATAATCCTTGCGGGTTCCTTCGAGTTCTACTCCCGTATTGTCTTTTACCCATTCCAGGAAAGGTCCACGGGTTACTTTTGCTAACCCGGTGAGTTCACACAGTTCCTCAGTCAGCAATTGCTTTTCAGCGTCCCATATCTCGATCGCACTCTTCGCCATGTCGACGTCCATCGGCACACCGCGGTCGTTGATAGCCTGGTCCATGTGCCATTGCCCCCAGTCCCACCTGTGCATCGTCGGGTATCGGTGTAGCCAGTGCCACAGTTGGCGTTCAACGTGAACATCTTGAATGCAGTACTGACAGAAGTCGTGCCAATCCTGTGGGCGAGTCTCCCAATTGTACCAATCCGCTTTATGATTCTTCGGCGCGGGAGAGCAAAACATGTTGATTAATCTGTTACCTCGATCATCTTTTTGCTCAAGCCCCACCGCTTTTAGCACATGGTTCAGTTTGCCCGCAAACCCGAGATAGTAGGACTCCACCATGGTGCAACGCCATTGATCAACGGGCACTTCAATACTGAGACAGTGGCGGGTTATCAATCGCTCAAATGCGGCGTTATAGGCATGCTTGCCCACGATAGGAGACGTCAATGCTCGCTGTAGGCGATCGGGCAGGGGCTCCGCGTGAGGCTGCCACAGTGACACGGGCTCGTCATCCAGCGCCCACCCGAGCATCAGTATCCGGGTGGAGGAGTCCGCTGCGTATTTGTATGCGCCGGCCTGCTTCAGATTCACTTCTGATGCAGTCTCGTAGTCGAGGTGCAGCCGGTGGGCGAAGTCAGGGTTAGTCATTAATTAACTTTTAACTCAATAGCTGTTGCAAGACGTTCGAACAATTCATCAAGTGTAGTAAACACGTAACAATTATTCTCGTCGTATGCTTCGTTGAATTCCCTTTTCAGATCAACGATGACTCCGTTTTTAGCGCGGCGGATAACTATTGGTTCAAAGCTTTTTGTTTTCATGATTCCACTCCTCAAAATAAAGCGGCACCGAAGCACCGCTCTGAATTACTTACCCGAACGAAGGGCGGATTGCGAGACCCTGTTCAATCAACAGTTCATCGCTCCAACCCTGTGTTGCCATATACTGTTCATAGGTCACACCGTTAGCCTTCTCAGTCATGATCAGTGCAGCAGGTGCAGCAGGTGCAGCAGGTGGCGGTATAGGTGCACTGGGGGGAGTTGCCGTAACAGGCACATCACCGAACATCATGTCAGCAGTGGGACGACCATCAAGCCGACCGAGTTCACCTTCTTCACCGGTGAGCATCACTCCATTGAGACCAGCGCTGACGCCTTTAGATGTCGGGTGGTTATAGGCGAATGAGTTAAACACCACCAGCGCAACGGCGCCAGGATAAACATCCGAGGGGTCAACCACCGGCTGCCTGTTGGCGTCAACTACTATGGGTTTTTGGTCCTGTTTTGAGTTTCCACTGATAACCATGTATCCATGCAGGTTAGGCTTGTCCGGGAACGCGATGGCAGCATCTTTCAGACAACACTTGCCGTTAGACGGGAAGCCAGATGGGAAGCCGTTGGCTTTCTCGGCCTCGATCACTTGAGTCACTGCTGCCAGTTGTGGGTCATCTTTACGGATCAGTACACTGGTGCTGAACTTCGGATCATCGCCGGGGGTGATTGCCCGGGGCTGAAATAGATGTGGGTATGACAGAATACCCTTGACTTTGAATTGTGCCATGATTAATTTCCTCAGAGAAATGAAAGTTCAGGAACATCACCGAACATGAGCTCGGCTGTAGGTTCAACAGCGACCCGAGACACCTTCTTCAGTGTCAGCTTGCCGGCAATGTTGGAGATGTGGTCGCGCTCGATCTTCGCACGCTGCTCAGTTGTCAGGCTGACCAGCTTCATCACCTGAGCAGGACTGATCAGTTTGGGTGGATAGATATCAGCGTTTTTCAGGCGCCGGCTTTTCAGCATTTTAACGATGGTCTCTTCGTCACTTGACCAGACGTTGCTGCTGTTACCAGGTTGCATCGCATACCCTGGCACAGTGTCACCTTGATCAATGCGTTCCTTGATCTCAGCTTTGACGGCGACGAACGCTTGCATCAGGCCATCCTCGGCGTCGGCCATATCGGCGAGCTGATCAACGGTGAGCGCTTTCGGATCAGCCAGTGCCTTACTGATGATCTCGAACAGCGAGGGCGACCCTTCAACGGGTATTGGAACTTGTGTATCCATTACTACTCCTATACTTTTCTCAGCGTTGGCGGTGCAGTGGCCGCCGCGCTTGGGGTTAGCCTTACACCACTGGCAGTGCTTACCGGCCGTCAGTGGTGCGTTGGGGTCGTCGGTTGCGTGAGCGGCCACTGATAGCGTCTCAGCAGATCTGACCACATCAGCGACCATCATGTCATCAGCGACCCGCGTGGAGCATGCGTAGCGCACGGTGGGTGTGGTCTTCGGTTGCACGATAGTCACCCGGCACTGTGGGCCGTTGGAGGTGTTGAACGGACGCACCAGCAGTGGCCCGCTGGCGATGTACTTGCGCAGCTTACCGAACAGATAGGACAGCAGTTGAGTGTTGCCTTTCTCGCTGACGTACCCGCGACCGTCTTTATAATCAACCACCTCAACGAAGAATGCGGTACCAGTGTGAGATGCGCGACAGACTATTGTCACGTCCACCGTGCCCCACCAATCATCACGACCGAACGCACCGCCTGGATCAGACTTAGACTCAGCCTCGACCGTGACAGTGCTGCCAGGGTACTGCTCTTTCAGCTCAGCAACGCGGCGGGTGATGTAGTCCAGACACATCTGCACCCGCTCGCAGCGTGAGGCGTCCACTAACCAACCGTTCGGACTGTCGTCGTGGTTGGCGCCGATGATCTCACGGTCGTACTGAGCAGCCGGAACGTTGTTCTGGAGACACATCTCCAACAGCAGGTGTGAGCCCGTGCCATCGATCGCAGCCTCACCCGGCACGTCAGGGTAACGCTCCTCCTCTCGAACCGACCCGGCGCAGTGTGGCCACTTGGCGTTAGAGGGTCCGAGTCGTGCGTGAGTGCTCATGCTTCGATCGCTTGCACTGCGGTGATGAGTGCGGTGATCTGTTCAGCAGTGGCGCTCTGGACACCTGTCACACCGAGTCGCTTCATTTCAGCGTGGATTTGTGTCGGACCCTTCAGGCGCTGCGCTTCTTTGAGCAGGATGCCGTTTACTTCTTCGGGGGTGTAAGTGACGGGCGCAGCAGGGGGTGCGACAGGAGGTGAGACGTCAGCAGGGGGTGCGACAGGTGCTGCCGGTGCGACAGGTGCAACAGGTGCGACAGGTGCTGCGACAGGGGGTGAGACGTCAGCAACAGGTGCGACAGGCTCTTTTACGGGCGGCGATAATTCACGCATCGGTTGCCCGCCTTTAAGCAGCGCAGCAGCTAATGTTTCCATTGCAGCGGCGAGTTTTTTCAGTTCAGTTTCCAGTGACATAAAGTTCTCCAGATTTGGTGGTTGTGATGATTCGTAGGTTGCCGCCGTTAAAGGCAGTGATGATTTCACGCAGGAGCATCTGGTATGGTTTACCAGAAACCCTGAGTGACTCTTTTTGGAATATGTCCAACTCCTCAGCATCAACCCGCAGTTGCAGGTAGCCGGTGAGCGAGTCAGACGTTGATTCGTTGGCCATATTGTTACCTCTTCAAGTAGATTTCGCAGCCATCATAATCACTAAATGTCATACAAGTCAATACAAATGTTTGACAAAGTTATACAAGGGGCATAGGCTGCAGGCTGACAAGAATAAGAGTAGGGTTTCCGATGATAGATTTAATGCACGGTGATTGCCTGGAGAGGATGAAGGAGATCCCGGATGGGTCGGTCGATATGGTGTTGACTGATCCGCCCTATGGGACAACCGCTTGCAAGTGGGATGCGGTGATACCGCTAGAACCAATGTGGGAACAGTTGAAGCGGGTAATCAAACCCAACGGTGCTATTGTATTGTTTGGCGCTGAACCTTTTTCTAGTGTATTGCGTTGCAGTAATTTAGCAAATTATAAATATGATTGGGTGTGGCAAAAACGGCCCGTTAATTTCCTCAATGCTAAGAAGCAGCCACTAAGAAAAACGGAACGGATTAGCGTGTTTGGGGGTACTACGTATAACCCACAAGGTTTAGTCTACCAACCAAGGGTAAATAAACGGAGTAACTCAACAGAAACAAACTGGTTGCATGGTAGGGAGAATAAATCAGAATATACTAACTACCCAACGGATGTTTTAGAATATATTGGCGAGCGTGGACTGCACCCCACACAAAACCCTGTAGCACTGATGGAATACTTAATTAAAACCTATACCAATGAGAACGAAACGGTTTTAGATTTCACGATGGGTAGCGGAACAACAGGTGTTGCAGCACTCAACACAAATAGAAAATTCATCGGCATCGAACTTGATCCTGATTATTTCAAGATTGCACGGGACAGAATCTACAGTGGAATATCTTTCTTATGATAACAAACACGGAGTTTCTTCAGGCGATCTTCGGTGTAGATACACCATTCGTCCATGTAACCGATTTCACACACGACCCCAATAACATACCAAAAGATCAACACCTAATAGCATGGAAAGGTGACTACTTTTCCCGGTATAGATTTAGTCCAGGCAGCAATCAGTACT